GACAAAAATTTTTGGCTGGATTCATCAGACCGATTAATGTATGAGGGCAAAGCACCTCAACTTTCTGAGACCAGAGCAGCCAGAATGCCCGCCTTTTTTGAACATGCAAACACAAATCTCCCACAGTACGCTTAGTTTTAATTCAGAGAAACTAGAAAAATTAATTGAAGATTTAGAAAATCAATTTCCACCTCAAACAATCCATCCAAAAGAAGAAATCAATTCTATTATGTATAAGGCTGGTCAACAGTCAGTAGTAGAATATGTAAAACAATCATTAGAATAATATGTGTTTATTTAAAGCACCTAAACCTACCTCTATGCCAGTGCCACCAGCTATTGCACCAAGGGTAGAAAAAGAGAGGCCACTTCCAACTAAGAAAGAGGTAGTTGATCCTGATACAACAGCTGACCTATCTTATGGAACAGGTCAAAAAAAAGCTGGACCTGCAGCTGGTAAGAAAACAGGAACAGATGCCTTAAAGATTAATCTTAATCTAGGAGGAACAACAGGTTCAACAACAGGAGGAGCAAATGTCAAGTAAGGCAAGTGAACGATACAGCCAGCTATCATCAGGACGATCACAGTTCTTAGATACAGCAGTTGAATGTTCAGAACTTACCTTACCTTATTTAGTACAACACGATCTAAGACAGAAAGGTGGAAAGATAAACTTAACTCAGCCTTGGCAATCAGTTGGAGCCAAAGCGGTAGTTACCTTAGCAGCAAAGCTTATGCTTGCATTGCTGCCACCTCAGACAAGCTTTTTCAAACTACAAGTCAGAGATGATAAGATAGGTGATGAGTTAGATCCAGCAATGAGAAGTGAATTAGATTTATCTTTTGCTAAGATAGAAAGGATGATTCTAGATTACATTGCTGCACAGAATGATAGAGTAGTAGTACATCAAGCATTAAAACATCTGATCGTATCAGGTAATGCTCTTATCTTTATGGGTAAGGAAGGACTAAAACACTATCCACTCCAGAGATATGTTGTAAACAGAGATGGTAATGGTAACGTAATAGAAATAGTTACTAAAGAAATAATTAGTAGAAAGGTACTAGGTATTGAACCTAAACCCTCGTACCCTAATGACCCTAATAGACAGGGAGCAGGTTCAGATGAAGACGACGCAGAAGTATACACATGCGTTAAGATGGAACCCAAGAGTGGTCGCTGGGTCTGGTATCAGGAAGTAGATGACATGATTATTCCTGAAAGCCGTAGCACAGCACCAAAGAATGCAAATCCATGGTTAGTTCTTCGATTTAATACAGTAGATGGAGAAGACTACGGACGAGGTAGAGTAGAAGAGTTCTTAGGAGATCTTAGATCACTTAACGGACTATCACAAGCTCTTGTCGAAGGGTCAGCAGTAGCTAGTAAGGTAGTATTCTTAGTATCACCTTCAGCTACAACTAAACCACAGACATTATCTAAAGCTGGTAACGGTGCTATCATTCAAGGTAGACCGGAAGATGTAGGAGTAGTACAAGTAGGTAAAACTGCTGACTTCCAGACAGCTTCACAGATGATGATAGGTTTAGAGAAAAGAATATCAGAGGGTTTCTTAATACTTAATGTCAGAGACTCTGAACGTACTACAGCAGAAGAAGTACGCATGACTCAGTTAGAGTTAGAACAATCCCTTGGTGGGTTATTCTCACTTCTTACGGTGGAATTCCTCATCCCCTATTTGGATAGAACTCTGCTAGTATTACAGAGATCAAATGAAATACCTAAGTTACCTAAAGAATATGTAAGACCACGTATCGTAGCTGGTGTGAATCAGTTAGGTCGTGGTATGGATGCAGCAGCATTGACACAGTTCATGGGTACTATAGCTCAGACATTAGGTCCAGAAGCTATAATGAAGTACGTGAATCCTGGTGAAGCTATCAAACGATTAGCAGCATCACAAGGTATAGATGTACTTAACCTTGTCAAGACTGAAGAACAGTTAGGACAAGAGATGCAGCAAGCACAGCAAGCACAAGCTCAACAATCATTAGTAGATCAAGCAGGTCAACTAGCAAATTCTCCAGCAATGGACCCGTCAAAAGATCCTGAAGCTGAAGGAAGAATTAATAATTTAACACAAGCAATGCAACCACCAGAGTAAATGGCAGAAACATTAACAGTAGATCCTACACCAGAAGCAGA